CCTCTGCATATGCTTTCGTATCTGTAGTAATATCTCCATCCTGCTGTTCCGATATTTTTATGACCCCATAATTTTTCAAATCATATATTCTTTTATCCCCAAGCCATAATCCTTTGTCTAATGTATTTATTTTAATAGCTGTATAATCTTCTAAATCTTCTCCAATGTCATCGGGTAGTTGAGGAATATCTGGTTTTAATTTATTTATTAAGTCATCTATAATTTTATCCATATTTTCTTTGTCAACATTTAATTTTGCTAATAAATTTTGTATTGCTAATCTATCTGCTGGAGTTAGTTTCCCAACTCTTAAATTTAATATGTTTGATACTGCTTCCTTTATTATATCATCCTTTGAATAGTGTCTTATCTTAGATTTTACAGACTTATAATTACTTAATGTTATCTTATTTTGTGTAGGGTCGGTAAATGATATTTGTAAAGTACCAACTCTAGCTGATAGCGTAATGTCTGGATTGAATTTTGGGTTAAAAATAGCAACCGTATCTCCTATTTCTATATTCTCATACTCTGACTTTTCTAGATATATAGGTACTTCAAAGTTAACTTTTATACTTTTTACTTCTTGTAGTTTTTCATAAGTTTCCCAAAGTAAATCTATTGGAGTGGATGCTGTATTTGAATTGTAAGCACCTAAAATATACTTCCCACCATTATTATAAATTTCATGTATTTGAGGGTCGACTAAATAATCTTGCCCAAGTGGTTTATTAAGTGGGTCACCTCTATATATGTCCCAAGCGATATCGGAAAAAGTAATTCCATTTTTTCCTTGAGCTATTAATCCACTATAATAATTACTGCCATCACTTTCCTTTTTAAGTCCATATTCATTCCAATCATATTCAATACGTAAATCAGTTTTATTACCAAGTTCTCCATTATCATACACATCAACATAAAATTCATATTTTGCGTTTATACTACTTTTACATTCAACTCTAATACTCAATTCAATATTATCAAATAATGCAATTAAGTCTTGTAACACAGTATAAACAGGAGTTATTGAAGTTATATTCATACTTTTCCCTACATTAGCTAATGAAGGTGAAATATTACCCATTTTAAAATTTGTGTCTTGTAAAATACTTGTTAAACAAGTTTCTATAGTACCCTCGATAACTATAGGTCTTACATGATTTTGATATAACTCTAAAGTACATGGAACTGCATACACATTTCTAGTAACATGTAAAATACCTTCTGTATCTTTTATAGTTTCTATTTGGAACATCTTCAATTTTTTTCTCCAATAGAATACTAGATAATTTTTTTCTTCTAACAACTGCGAATTATTATTATCTAATATAATATCAAATTCATAAGTATATGCTCCTGTCTCTAGATACTGAATAAATTTGTCATTTGACATATTAGAACTATCTGTATCTATTGAGCCTATATTATATTTTCTATTATCTAATACATATATTTGCACATCTATTCAGCTCCTATCCATTTCTGTTGAATAATACCACTTGAATAAATTTTAGTATCATTCGTAAATATTTTTATTGGATTTATACCCTTTTCTATATCAAAGAAATAACTTCCTATATCGACTAAGTCATTTCTTAATTCTTGATTTAAATACACATTTCTATTTTCAAAATCTATATCAATTACATCACCTTCATGAAATTCTATTTTATTATTAACTGTTGTATCTACTATTTCAACACCTTGTACCTTTAAGCTATTAAGTGCCATATCTGCACTTTTATCTAATGTGCCATATGTACCTAGATATAATACAAAATATGATAGATTTTCAGTAGCTGTATTATTAATTATTTTTGTAAATTTTTTATTCGCTATTATTGTACCATTTGATAATTTGTTCAATGATACAGTCCATACATGATTACCAGCAGTATCTTTTATCCTAGAAATAGATATTTTACCATAAAAGTCATTCCAGTTCCCTAGCACACCTGACATATAATTTGTGACTTTGACTTCATTATTATTTGTTGATGTATAGCTATTAGGTTTTTTGACTTTTGTCTCGTCCTGATATTCACATTTTAACCCTACATAAACTTTCGGACAGTTGTATTCGAAATATTCTTGGTCATCACACATTTCGAATTTAAATATCCTTTCTCCATTTACGCCCATACCATATAATTCTAAAATACCAGTTTTATCGTCAGCTGTTTCGATTGGTGTATCATAAGTAATAGATATAATAGGGTCGTCAGTCATTTCATATAAGTTTCCTGAGCATATATAACCATCATACCCTTTATAAGGTGTAGCTAATTTATAATAAGTTCTAACAACACCATCACTATCTTTATTAGAATATTGTTTTGTTGAAATTATTCGCACAACACCATTCTTAGGAACAACTATTAAGGAAGTTGCATCACTTGAAGCTGATGCTCTTATACTAGTAGCCTGTTTTACAACTACATTTCTTTTAGTAGTTGTAATAGTAGTAGACACAGTCTGTGTCTTGCAATAATTCTTGTTGCAATATACAGTGTTCCCATTATTTATTGAAGATTTCTTAAATTTTAGCCAACCATTAACTATTTGATAATCTGTTATTTTAGCCCCCTTTTTCAGTGTGCCAACACATAAGTATGAAGTACCTGGTCCTGTTCTACAGTTTAGAGTCTTTGATTTAACTTCATAAATAGTTTTTGTACCTCCTGCATATACTGTTTCTTTGTCGACGGGTACTATAGTGGGGTCACCATTTTGACCAGTGGATGTCATCGTAAAATATGCCTCTAGTTTAAAATCATCAAGTGCATTTGTTAAATTACGTCTAACTTGCACACCTTTCCATACATTATTATCTGTAGAACCACTGGAAGGTAAAGTACCTATACATAATCCAGAACCTCCATTCGTAACAGCTAGAGTTCCACCACTGCTTCTGTTACTATCAATAGGTACAGTTGAACTAACCCAATTTGATGTTGTTGTGCATGGGTCATTTAGTGCAGTTGAACTTGAGTCTTTATTTTGAAGTTCCAAACTTGGATAATCCCCTATCAATATAGTTTGCTTATTTACTTGATTTTGTAGTTGTAAGAAATTTGCATTATTTGAAAATACATTTGTAAAAAATGGTTTTGTCTCTACATCTCCGATATTTTCTAAAGTTACTAATGTATTATTTTGAGTATTATCAGCTACTTTTAGGTCTACGTCATAAAAGAATGGCATATGACAAATTAGATGTATTTTTGCTAATATATCTAATGCTGATTTTGGTTCTAAATCTATATTGTCATCTACTATCCCATATGAAAACTTGGTCTCATCTAATAATCTAACTTCCACAGGTACTTTACTATATAATAAATTTTTTAAATCACGTAGTTTCTGTTGTAAATCAAATTCGTCATTACCAGTCACTAAAATAGTTATGTTATATTCAATAGGAGCATATTTGCTCCCATTGAATACTTCACCATCTCTAGATGCTATATCTAGAGTCTCTATTTTCTTTTTTGGTAATAACACTCTTGATATATCTGTGACTAGATACAATTCATTTATTTCACTTTTATTGAACATGAAATAATTTACCATTGTGTTATACCCTCCAATCTATTTAGTCGCGTTGTTGTTGTGTCATTATAATTTTTTACAGGTGTTGCTACTTTTCTACCTACAACTTCTTTATCCATTAGTATAGTTGAATCTATATTTCTAGCACCTGACACAAAACAATCTTTTAGTTTATTATAGTCAAATTCAGTATTTTGTTGTTGTACAGTCCTTCTCAATTCATCAATCGCAGCTACAGTATTATCTGATTGAACTATATTTTGAGTGCTCACATCACCTGTATTTATAGACATTGCTTGAGTAATATCACCAAGTTTAGCTGTTTCTATTATTTGATTTGAGAAATCTTTTACTGCTTTTAATGTATCTTTGCTTCCTAGTTTAATACCTACGTCTATACCTTGTGGTAAATATTTACCGACTTCATCTCTCATAATTTGAGATGGTGAATGTATTTTAAACGAAGATTTAAACCCAGATACTACACTACTTGCAAAACTACTTATTTGACTTCGTAACCATCCACCTGCTCCTTTAATACCATTCCATAAGCCCTGGACAATTTGTCTGCCTATACCTGCAACTCTTGATGGAATACTTTGAAGTCCACTAATTATTTTATTTTTGAAGTTGTTAGCAGCTTGAAGTCCTTTATTAGCAAATTGTGATGCAAATGATATTGCTCTTGATATACAACTTGAAAGGTAACTCCATACTCGCCCTGGTAATTGAGATAACATAGCACTTGCTCTACTTACAAATTGAGAACCTGCTTGTTGTGCTTTACCAGGTAACTGACTTGCCCATTGGGCGGCTCTATTATATGTTTGTGATAACCAATTACCTATTCTTGAAGGTAGTTGCGTAAACCATGTTGATGCTTTCTCTATGAATTGTTGAGCAGCTTCTTGAGCTTTACTTCCCATTTGACTTGCCCATTCTGTGACTTTATTATACGTATCTGTTAGCCATTGACCTATAACTGTTGGAAGTTGTGAGAACCACTCACCAAGTTGAGATAAGTATGTAGGTATTGTTTGTGTTATAAAATTCCATCCATTAACTATTGCACTTGCGATAACACCGGCTACAACTCCAATAGCATTACCTATCATACTTGGTAGATTATTAAAGAAATCTCCGATAGCACTAACTGCATTGGATAGTGCATTTAGTATAGATGAACCTAATTGACTAAACCAACTTGTTATTGAACTCCATGCGGAACTTAATGCTCCCATTATTAATTGACCTATAGTTCTAAATATATCAACAATAAGATATCCTAAATCTTGAAGTATAGTCATTATATTTTCACCCAAATGCGAAAATAGTGTTTGTACGCCTTGTAGAGCGCCTTCAAAATCGCCTGAGAATAAATCTTTCAATATAGAACCTAAATCGCTTAAATAATCAAATATGAGTTTAAAATTATCTTCAAATATCGCATATATATCAATCATTGCATCTCCTAATGCACTTGATACTGAATATCCCCAGTCGATAAGTGGGTCCATTATATGTTGAAGTCCACCAATAACCGCATCTTGTAATCCTTGCAAAGCGTTTTCTGCTATTTGACCAAATCCTTTAAATATTTTATCAACTGCATCCGATATTTTTTGTCCCATTTTGATAAAGTCTTCACCTACCTTATCAAAGTCACCAGAGAATATATCCTTAACGATGTCAACAATACCACCTAATACTGCTTGGATTATATTTACAAATCCAGATATAACATTTCCAATACCTTGAAAAACTCCTGCTAGTGCTGGAGAAAAACTTTTAATAGCCATCAAAGCATCTTTCCATAGTTTTATCCAAAATTCTTTAAATCCTTCACAATGATTCCATAAATAAGTAAATCCTGCAACAAGTGCTACAATCGCAGCTATTATAAGTACTATTGGATTTGCTAGTAATGCTGCCCATAAAGACTGTAATGCAGGTAATACTGTACCTGTGATAATACTAACTACCCTTGTACATGCGGCTCGTACGCCATTTAATGCAATGCTAAATACTCGAGCAAATCCACCTGCTGCTCTAAATGCTCTAAATCTATTTATAACTTGAACACATTTTTCAGCTTGAGTCATTACAGTACCTATAATTAGAAGTAAAGGTCCTAATACTGCAAGTATTCCTGCTATACTCATGATAACTATCATTATAGGCTGTGGTATTTTTCCAAATCCCTGTGCAAGTTTTGTAATACCTTGAACTATTAGACGTAGTACTGGGTCTAGTTTTTCCATCATAGTCAAATAACATTCTTCAATAGCTGAATTCATACTCTTTAAGTCACCTTCTAAGTTGTCATTCATAGTTTTAGCCATTTCCTCAGCTGACCCTTTACTACCTCTCAATGCTTTTTCAAAGTCTTTTACATTTCCGCTACCTGTATTTAATAATATGTTTAATGCTTTTATTGAGTCTGAAGTAAAGGTGCCCATCAAGGCGGCATTCTTTTGAGCATCTCCCATACCATTAGTAGCTTTTTCTACATCTGCTAATATATCCGTCATATCTCTGAAATTACCATTTGAATCTTGTACAGAAACTGCGGTTTTACCTATTTGTATTGACCCATTTTTCATTTTTTGAGTTATATCACGCATTACTGCTGTTAACGCTGTACCTGCCTCACTACCTTTTAGCCCCTGGTCAGATAGTTTTCCTATTAATGCAGTAGTTTGTTCTATATCAAGTCCAAAAGCATGTGCATTTGCAGCACAGTTTTTAAATGCTTCTCCAAGACCTGCAGTTGTAGTATTTGAATGAGCTTGAGCGTATGCAAGTACATCTGCCATTCTACCTGCTTGGTCTGCACCTTCCCCAAATGCTGACAAATAATCGGTTACCATATCACTGGCATCTGCAAGTTCCATACCTGATGCAGCAGCAAGGTTCAGCACACCAGGTAAACCATCCATTGATTGTTGTGCATCCCAGCCTGCAAGAGCCATATAGCCAAGTGCGTCGGCCGCATCTGAGGCGCTGAACTGAGTAGTAGCTCCCATTTCTCTAGCTAAATTAGTCAGGTCTTGTAAATCTTTTCCAGTTGCACCTGATAATGCTTGAACATTTGACATTGAAGTCTGAAATGCTTTGTTTACTTCATATGCAGATTTTGCTATTCCTGCTACTGGTACAGTAACGGCAGCTGTTAATCCTGCTCCTATTCCTTGTAGTCTTCTACCTGCATTTGATATACGTTCAAAACCACTACTTGCTTCATTTAGTTGAGTTTGTGCTTGTTGTATACCATTCTGAAATTCTTGTACATCTAATCTAAGGTGTGCAACGATAGTCCCCAAATCTGTCCCTGCCATAATATTCACCTCCATTTATATTAAAAAGGCTACAAGGCTGTAATAGCCTCATAGCCTTATTCTTTACCTAATAATAAATCTAAACCTGGATTATTATATTTAGTTTCTTTTTTCTTTCTATCTTCCTCAAATATTGGCTCTTTTGTATGTCCATCTTTGTCTGGTTGCATCATACTATATAAATATGTACATGCTTCATCAAAACAATATCTTGTGTATGGGTCATCTTTACTTAACCCTATAACATCACTAGGTAGAGTATTAAAGGTCTTTGCTATTGATATAACATCTAATACCTTTCTACTCTTTACCAGTGGGCATTACTTTATTTACACCACCTGATGCTTGTTCAAATATCTTTTGTATTTGTTCAGTTGTTATTACATCTGCTATATCGTCAAATTTTGGTTCTACTAATGCCTCTTTTGCTATTACTTTCATCATATTCATAAGTTCTTTAAGTTTGTCAGGGTCATCTAGCATTTCCATTGTGTCACCACTGAATTCTCCATCTTTACTTACTTTTACATTATTAGATTTAAACATATCAGATACTATTTTTATAAGTGAATTTGGTAATTTTCCATTTACTAGCATGTCTGTTACTGATACAGATTTTATCATAACATCAAAACATTCATCATCTGTAAATCCAGGAATTGAGATTATTCTTGTTGCTTTCTTTCTAAAATTTTCTGCACTTATTACTTTACTCATTTTTAATATACCTCCTATTATTTATCAAGTTGAACTACTGGTTTAGTCTCATCCTCGACATCATCACTTTGATGAGGTGAGACATTAGCTGGGTAATGAATCTACCCATGCAATAGATTTTATAGGTAAGCTTGCTTTTGTATTTTCTCTAGCTTTTATTGAAAACTCAGGTGCATAGAATTCTGAACCTACTGTCATATCTGGGAATTTACCAAGACATTTATTTAATGTTATTTTGCAATAATTTTTTATTGAATCGCCTTCATAGTTAGCTACATATATCTCAGCCATGAAAGGTTTACCTTGATTTCCTTGAGCCATCATTGGAGTCTGTAAATCATTTTCTCCTGCACCTGTTCCTGTTGCTTTTACATATCCTGCAACTAATTGAGCTGCTTTTATATCAAATGTGTTATCAGTGAATGTGAAATCATATCCATATAGTAAATCATCTTCTCTTACTACTGCTAATATACTTGTTGCATTTCTTAATATTTCTTCTGCTCCTTCTGATATTACAGCTGCTAATTTTGCTTCTTTAGCAGTTTTTATAGTAGTTTTTATTGCAGTTTCACCAGTTGCAGGTTTACCAGTTGAAGGGTCAAGCTCTGTTAAATCAACTCGTTCTATATTATATAAAATTTCCATATGTTAACCTCCTTAATTTGCATTTTTGATTCCGAATGTCTTCGGTGTTCTTATTTGTATACTAGATGAAAAGGCTTGATATCGTCTATCGAAGTATTCAGCTCCTCCACCGTACACTAATTCTGCTGATGTATTTTCTAATACTTTTATTATAGTATTAATTAACTCATCTACTCTTAATGGACTCTGTTTTGAATATATTTCAATAGTCCAACTATCCCAACCTGCGTTACTATTTGATACAGCAACTAAATCTATATTTTTTCTAAGAATACAACAATCTTTTTCTATTGTGCTAACATCAAATCCAACTGAATAGGTTGGGAGTATTTTATTTAGTTGTGAATGTAATGTCTCTCTAATCATTATATCCTCCTATAATCTTAATCTTTTAGCAGCTTCTATGAATTCTGGCAATGTAGCATCTCTGGCATTTTTTAATATCGCATATTTTTCATTATTACATAATTCCAAATATATCCCATACTCCATTTGATGAAATATTGATATAACTAACCCATTTTCATCTATATCAGAATTATATTTCAGTCTTTCTCTAGCAGCTCCTGTTCTATCTGTCCATGGTGCATTTTCCTGCGCATATTGTTGTATTTTCTGACCTGTTGCATTACCTAATACTTCTAATTGAGTTCTTAATCTATCAGTCATATTTTCTAGATGTTGCATAACTATTTGGTCATCTACTTCTACATTAACGTTCATATTTAACACCTCTTACTGAGACTTGATATAAAAGACCGACTTCTAATATATCAACAGGCATATCTAATATATATTTTTTATCATTGATTATGACGTAATCTCCAGGTTGAATTGAATAATTTGGATTTTCAAAATATGCAAAATATAGAGTTCCATTTATAGCATATTGATGAAATTGATTTTCTGTTTCTGCCTTTGAGCTAAAAGATTTTGAGTTATCAAGTACACCTTTTATCTTTGTTAGTAGTTGTGTCTCTTTGTACGTTTGAACTCCTATCTCTGTTGTATATACATCTCGATATACGTCTAAATCAACTCCATACTTGTTAATGATATTCTGTATTCTTGGCAATAAACGCTTATAATCATAACTCATCTGAACGCCTCATTGTCATGCCTGTTAACCCTATATCATTTTGGTCTCTTAAAAATTTTCTATAAAATCCATCTGCCATTTTAAGCCAAAAATCACTTGATGTACTTTCAATGGAAATAGGTCCTATTGTTATATTTTCAAGTGAGCTATTTGCTGAAGTTGCTTTCATTAAACATCCATAGTAACATGCTTCATTAATATTATCATATGTTCCAGCTAACATTTCTAGTTGTTGGTCTGTAAGTAATGGACTACTATCCTCCATTAACATAATTTTTAGTACTTCTACACTTAGCAACTTACTCACCTCCATAATGTAAAAGCCAAGGGAATGGGTTTAATCTCATTCCCTCCCTTGGCTATGTATATTAAAAATGAGCAAACTATTTTATCATGTTACTTGTATCTTCAGATACTTTAGTAACATCTGCAACAGCACAATCGTCTATTGTTTCAAATGATGGTATCATAACACTTGATACAACTGTAACTACTTGTACTGGATGTTTTTCTTTATAAGTTGTTATTGCAGTACCATTATTTACTATTGATACTTGAGCATCTGAACCTGTCATAAGGTCACTTTCTTCAGGAGTAGTACCATACCAAGTAGAACCTAATGAAGCTCTAGGTGGTAATACAACAACTTTTCCATCTGGGATTAAATCAACTGGAGTTCCTGTTGCTATACCTGTATCATGAGATAATGTTGTTATTTTCTTAGCATATACAAATATAGTACAGCCTGTAGTTGTTTCTATAAATGATTTAGCATTTTGGTCAGTTACATAATAATTAAGTGCTGAATCATTTGGATACATCATTTTATGAACTTTAGGAGAATGTACCATATTTAAGAAAGTATTTCTATTCATTACTAATCTTGTAGGTCTTATTCCTCTTAATGTTTCCATATAATCACACCAAGCTATTATATCTCTTACAGGGTCAGCTGCTTCATTTGCTTCACCCCATGCATCTTGACCTTTTTTACATTTGAATAGATTTTGTTGTCCATAGTCATACACATATTTTACTCTACCATCAGCAGAAGTAACATCTATTTTTCCACCAGTTAATAATTGACATCTCATATATTCACCTTGAACTCTGACACCTTCAACTAGTCTAGATACTTCATCAAATATATTTCTTATTATAGGCATTGCCATTTGTTGTTCTGGGTTATTTAATAACATGTTTAATTGTTGTCTATCTTTTTCACCGATTCTAGTAGCTTCTCTGAAGAATGCCATTTCAGTTGCTACGCCTTCGAATCCTTCTTTTTCTCTTAATCTTGCTTTAACATCGTATTCAGATGGTTGTATTGCTACTGGTAAACCATTAGCTCCTTTTAACCAAGATATATCTGTACCTAGCTGTCTTTGAGCTGGGAATAATGTTTCAGCAAAATAAGGGATTTTATTTTCTGGTTTTTCTGTTACATATGCAGCTATATCAGTTGCGTTTATATAATCGAATAAATTTTTTATTACTGCCATTTTAAAATTCCCTCCTTATTATTTACTCACTACGTATACCATCGCATTGTCTAAATTAGCTTTTTCAGAACCGAATAATCTATCAGCTCTTACAAATCCATGTACTAATATAGCTGCATTTACTACTGTATCTGTAACAGCGTCATATTTATCAAATTCTATAGTATTAAATAATACTGCATTAGGTTTTACTGCTGTAACTTCATCGGCAGCTGCTACTGGTGCTGTTACTTTTCCGTCTGCATCTATATGAACAGCTAATCCTCTAGGTAATACTTTTGTTGAGTCAGTATATACATTTGCTAATTTTTGTGTTTCAGCTTTTGACATTGTTGCATATAATTTTGTTAATTCTGCAAATTCTATTTTTCCAGGTATATTTACATAATGGTCTGGAAATGCTAAAAATTGTGGTTCTGGTGCTAAATATTTTCTTTGTTGTAATTTAGGCATTTTTATTCCTCCTTAATTAATTATTGATTTTCGCCAAAGAAGTATTCAGGCCCTACTGCCTTTCCTTCTTGGGCTTTTGGCACTCCATTTTGTTGTGCTAACATTTTACCGAAATCACCAGGTTGTGCTGTCTGTGAATTGAATACAAATCCGTTTGCCTGTTTTCCAGGTACGCCTGTACCATTGAAAGGTGATGCTGGTTTTTGTTGACTATTATCTGGTTCACTAGCTTCAAATAGATATGCTTTTTCTTTTTTCAAATTTTCTATTTGCTCTTTCATACCTATGACTTCGCCATTTTCACCTATTGAAATTTTTCCCATATCTAAAAATCCTTTTAAATCTTTAGCATCATGAGCCTTGTGTTCTAATGCACACATTTGGAGTGCTGAATCTATTTGATTATCTTTTAATGCTTTCTTATAATTATCCAGGTCAGTTTGAAGACCTTTTATAGTCTCTTTAGCTTTATCGTCGTCTTTAACTTGAGCTTCAAGAGTCTTTACTGATGCATTTAATGTAGTTATTGTTTGAGTTGCGGTATTTAATTCACTTATCTTTGCATCTAATCTAGATTTAGGCACATAGATATTCTTATCTCCATCGTCTATAAATAATTTACATTTCGCATCTTTTAAGTTATCAGATATAATTTTAGCAACGGCATCTGCGTTGTCTACTCCTTGCAAGAAATCTTTAATATCTTTACTCATTCTTAATACCTCCTTATACAATGCTTTTGAAAAGAGCAAGGTAACTTTAACGATACAAGGGATTTTTACAGTAGCCCAGGTCTACTACTAACTATATTATACGAAATATGTATATTTTGTTAACTTAACATAAAAATAGCTAGATACTTATGTACCTAGCTATTTATTTCTAATGATTCACATCATTTTTTAACCATTTTTCCATAACTCCACTATTAGGTTTGCCATCGTAATAATCATTCATATCGTCAATCATATCTGCTAAAGATAGTTCAGTTTTGCCATCTTTACTCATTACAGGAGACAGCCAACAAAGTCCATTAGGGTGGTCAAGAGGTGCTTCATGTATTGGAAATATTTTTCCGTCTCTATCTCTACACATTGAACAAGTCCTACTTCCTGCGTGCCCTGTATGATATTTCACAAATTGATTATATGGGTTAACTTTATCAGAATTCATAACTGATAATTGTGCCATATGTGTATTTGTTGTTCTCATAAGTCTTAATGCTTCATAGTCAAGTCCACCTTTTCCATATTTACTAGCATATCCACTTCCTAGTTTTTCTCGTATCTTTTTACTGTCCCATGTATGATGTCCTGACTTTGCAAATTGACTAATAATTTTCGATGCCTCAGCCGGACTAATACCTCTAGCTAGACAACTTGTTATGGCATCTTCTATTTTACGTCCTGCTGCATTTGTTGAACTCCAAAGTCGACTATCAAGTCCCATTCCACCTTTATATATTTCACCTTTAGTCATTTGTTCAACGATATTTCGTGATGTTACATCGACATTTTTATTAATTCTATCTATAACATCTTTATTATTTATGATATCTTTCATTACTTGAGCATATTGGTCTAATATTCGTTTGGGTATTTTTTCATTACATATCATTGATTGACTTTGCATTGTGGTATAGAGCTGTTGTATATATGCAAGTTTGCATTTCATAAAATACTGTTGAGAAGGGGTTTTACCCTTCTCTAATTGTTTTAAATAATCTGAAAATGCATCATCAAATGATTGTTTATAAGCTCGCATAATTAATTGCTCTTGTGTCTTTGTTGTATTCTGCGCTATACGTCTAGCAGCTCTATCTATACTATTCAAATAATCATTTGACTTTTGAGTAGACATAATCTCTTACCTCTCCCTCCTGTTCTAAATATTTTTCTTTTAAAACTGCCTCATATTTTTTATTTCTATCAATCATCATATCTATTTCTTTTTTCAGTGTCATAATTTTCTTTTGCCATCTTCTCACAATAGCTTGTGGGATACTTCTATCATTAGTTTCATAAAATTGATAATCATATCCTTGTCTCTTCACTTGTTGTCTAAGTGCTGCTTGCTTTTCTTGTAGTTTATGAATTTGTGCGCGTAATTTATTGTCTGAAATTAAAGTGACATATATTGCACCACATTTAGGACATTCAAATCCTTCTACTCTTAATTTTGTTTTACTGTCATAAAATAATTCGTTAGTCTTTACTTTAATTGCATTAGCACAATTATCACATACCACATGTATTTGATGGTTAACATATTCGTCTGATGCTTTGCCCATATCTAATACCTCCTTAAAAATAATAGTAAGTATTATATACTATTTTTTATCTTTTTTGTTAGTATCATCATCTGGTTTAGCATCGTCATCATTATTATCATCCGGTTGAGTATTGTCAGCAGGTTCAAATCCACCCATCATCATATTTTGCATATTTTGAATTTGTTCTTGTTCTTCCATAATACGGTTAAATTCAGCTTCTGCGTCTTCACTATTTCCAAATTCTTCAATATATGATTTATGTGAGCGTACATTTGCTTCTACTTCTTGTATTCCTATAGTTCTTAATGATTCATCATCATCTGGAAGTGGATAATTATGTCTCCAATATGTTGTTGTTTCCATACTCAATGTCTCGCTTCCCACCACATCTTTAAATAGGCCAAAACTTTGATATACTTCAAGCATATGAACAACCCATATTAATACTTCGTCCCATGTTCTCCATTTTTCTTCGCATCTTGTTATAAGGTCATAATACACCATCTTTAATGCTTTTGCACTTGGTACATCAATAATTGCCTCTGGCATTGGTTGTTCCATTAACTCGTACATATCCTTTTTTAGTTGTGTTAAGTAGCTATCTACTGCACTTTGGAAACTAAATGTACTTCCTAATGTTCCAAATTTTGCAACTGAATTACTTCCAGTACCATCTCCAAGTGTAGGGTCAGACTTCAAGTCAATTATTGTATTTGGTGCTATTTTTATATCTTTTAAGCAGGTTGATTTCACATCAGTAAATACAGGTTGCTCAAATAGTTTAAATCTAAGTGCATCTCTATAATCTGATATTGTTCTGTTATATGTTGTGGCCATATCCATTAAGTCTTTTACATCACTATATCCTCTTATATCACCAGTTAAGCCGTCATTGAGTATAACTCGGCAAGGTAATTCTTGTAACCCTGTATTCCATTCTGTGCTCAATTCAAAGGCTTCTATTGTGTTATCGTCTTCATTGTCACTTACATTATTTGTTATTGTAGTAAATGCTGTTATATTTGCTCCATCTACTATTTTATAAGTAGCCCAACAATATCCATCATCCCTCATTTCATAAGTCCATTTATGCCATCTTTGGTCACGTTGTATTTTTCCTATTGTGGATTTATCTTGATATGCGATTTCTACTTTTTTCAATACATCAATATCATTTTCATCATACTCATAGATAAACTCTGGCATAGTATAAAATCTAAATTTCACTGTGCCTAGAGGTTTTCCTTGTGCATCTACATCTGCAAGCATACAAAGTAATACTCTTTTCCCTATTGTACAGTCCATAAATGCTTTTCCGAATTTGTTCCAAAACTTTGTATCTCTTAGGATATGCTCTATGCACCCCCTCTTTGTGTCTATTGCATCTCTATTTGCATTATCGTCATAACTACTTAATACTAAAGTAGGTGGAACTGATGTCATGAATCTTCCTTGTTTTTTCAGTAACTTTTTAGTTAAGTTTCGTATTTCTCTAGTTGGAGTATAATCCCTATTACTTACTGCCCATAATTGACCAGTACTATCAGTTAAATCATCTTCTCCTGTCCATTTTCTACCTTCATAAAATTCATAATAATCTTGAACTTCGGGTAATTCTTTTCTAAACTCTAAATCATTAGCAAATAGTCCAAGTAAACTATTTTTAAAATCTCTATAATCACTCAATTTAATATTCTCCTTCCTTTTCAAGTATTGCTATCTCTCTATCTAATGTCCCATTTATAATTGAATCTGTCATAATTGCATATCTAATTTTATCCATTGCATGGTCATCTATCTTTATAACTTCTTCTACGCCTTTATCCAGCTTGTCACTATCCCATGCGTATGTTGTAAACTCTTCAATGTCTTTTGTGCAGCTTGGGTCAAGTGTAAATTTCCTTTCATTAAGTAAAAAAGATACAACTTGTATCCCTAAGTCTACTCTATTCTTTGCTGGTAATATATCTATCCCATGTCGAGCAAAGTATGGGTCTTTTCTTAATTCCACCATCATTGGAGCAGCTGAAGGGTCAAGTGTAATGTATTCTGGTATTACTAAATTATCTGCTAGAAATTGTTTTAAATCATCTGCATATTCTTTCGTAGTCTTTTGTCCTTCATCTCTACCACTATGATAATAACTTGCTAGTTGATGGTATCTACGCTCTGGAGCATAATATCCAAATATTCCAAATGTAGTAGCATTTTGAATACCAAAATCTCCTGCTACGAATATTCTAGTCCAGTTTCTTTTTACTGTGACTGCATGTATGTCTGGGTTAAACATTGGATATACTATTCCATCTGCAGCTACCCATAAGCCTAATATATATCGTTTGTAGAATACTCCAGTGTATAATGCTTTATATCTGTTCTTTACTTCTTCACTTAATGACGGATTATCATCCATTGTGAAATGTAAGTATAGTACTTTTTTCTCTGTGACTTTATTTATCCACTCTTTTTTAAACCAGTGAAATGGAGAGTTAGGGTTGCAACTAAACCAAAACTTAGCACCTTGAACAGAACATCTAGCTGTTGCTTGGTTAACGAATGATTGTGGCATCAATGCAACTTCATCAAAGAATACTCCTGCAAGTGTAACCCCTTGGATAAGGTCTTGTGAACTCTCATCTTTACCACCGAATATATAATAGTAGTTAGTTGTCTTTTTCTTTGTTACTGAATCTGTAGCTCCTATACATATACAGCCTTCATTTCTTGCATCTTCTATAATATATCCTGTTGATTTTAGCATCTGTTTTAAAGGACCAATTACATTACGTCTAAGTCCTCCGACTGTTTTCCCACATAGTGCAAAGTTTTTTCCGTCAAATGTATTCATACTCCAAAGTACAAATGACAGTGCCTCAGATACAGTTTTACCACTTCTTACAGCTCCGTCACATATAATAGCATCAAAATCTTTATATCTACTTCCTGGTGTCCACCAACTCATTACGATACTTTGTTTTTGACTAAAAGGTACAAAGTCAAATGGTACTATTCTATCCTTTAATTTTGGCATTATTCCTCACCTATTCCTGAATTAACAACTGCCATGCCTAATGCTTTCATTAAGCCTGTTGTATCTACTGTTAAGTTATCATCTTCTCCTAATAGTTTTCTTTGTAACTCATATTTACCTTTATCAATTTCTAGTTTTTGAGTTTTTATGTCAAGTTCCATTTGAACTTCCTTACTTAATAGGCCCGATGTAAATTGTTGACCTTGTTGTGCTTTACTTATCACGTCAGCTAATTGATTAAGTCTATATACATCTAGCTTTCCTGTTTTGCCATTCATAAGCCCTTCTCCAGTATTGAGCATATGAACTGCTTTATTGTACAATCCTTGCCATAAAGCATGATATTGCATGTTAATATCTACTCCTGCCTCTAGATATACATCATAAGTCTGTTTATCTATATCGTCTTTTAAAGCAGCTACAATCTTATCTTTTTCATCTTTCCATTTTTCTTTACTAGATAGACATCTTATAGTTTGATAACTAATATTGAATTCCTTTGCTAAATCTTGTAAACTTACATCTTCATAAATATACTTATTCTTTATGATTTTATTTCTTTGTGCTACTGACATTTTTATTCCATTTACAGTGCATATACTATTCCAGTTACTTTTCTTTGCTGTCATTTTTACCTCCTTTAAAGTATATTTTGATTTTACTTTATTAAATAAACCGACAAAAGTGTTTTCCTAGGGGATTTTTGACACCTGTCTTTATTTAATTAACTAAATCTTAATTTCACTTTATTTCCTTATATTTGATGGGGTATTTCTATACCCTTTTGAGCCATTAAAGCTGTTGAGTTTTGTCTTCAATTTGTCAGAATATCCTTTATCGTGACTTAATCGCAGTAAGCTAATAATAAAATACTTATTAACATTGTGTGGGACCTTGCTTTTTCTAATACAATCACATAAGTATTCTGCTTGTTTTAATGTTCCTATATGAGTATGACCACACTTCCATTCTTTATTGGTATTATAAACTATATATCTCTTCTCTTTACTTGAGTATATTATTACTAACGGTTTTACTTCCTTAACTACTTGTGACATTCACTCTGGCTCCTCTCTTGTTTTTACTTATATTATATTTAATTAACCTTGTTTTGTTTATATATGTGTTATCAACATTTATCTTTAGATATTTATCTTTAATGGTTTTATTGTTATTACTGTGTATATACTTTAGATACAAGTTGTAAACATTTTATATACATTTCTCCACCCCAAATTTTGCAATAATAAAAGAGTAGATATTTTCTACCTACTCTTTATATACTTGATTTATATTATTTTTAATTATATTTCTATTAGTCTTACTGTTGCATTTTTGATTCTATTTTTAGCTATATTAAAATAATTTTCATCTAATTCAATTCCTATAAATTTTCTATTAGTATTCATACAAGCTACACCAGTACTACCACTCCCCATGCAATTATCTAAAACTACCATTTCTTCATCTGTATAAGTTTTTATAAGGTATTCTAATAAAGCTACTGGTTTTTGTGTGGGATGTAATCCAGTTTCTCTATTAAATTTTAATATACTAGTAGGATTTCTTGTTCCATGATTAATGGTTTGTGTTTTAATAACATTATTTGTAACATCTCCGCTTGTTCCTTTTCCGCTTATATAAGATTTCCCCTTTGTCATTTGAGGATTATATATTCTAAAAAACTCTGAATCATATTTTTCTTTTAAAACATCATAATTTGGAACAGTTTGAAGGTTATAAAACTCTATTAATTTTTCATAATTAGTTTTAGTAGGCAGACTCCATTGACTACTATTAAATCTAAAACAATGGTCTAATCCTTGCCCTAAGTCTTTTATTACTTCCGTCTTTCTTTTATTTATTTTTGCTAGTATATCTTTAAAAATATTTCTTAACTCAATAAATTCATCAACTCCATAATTATTTGGTTTTCTAAAAACACATATGTCTTCGTGTATTTTCAAAGGCATTTTATTAGCTAATAAAAAATTTGTACCCTGTTCTTTCTCCCATATAAGGGAATAAGAAAACCAATTTTTATTTGACAATATTAGTTCACTTGTAAATGGCTGAGAACCAAATAAAATAATATTTCCACTTGTTTTAATTATTCTCTTATATATTTCCCATAATTTTTCAAAAGGTATAAGTACGTCCCACTTACAAGAAGTTGTATTATAAGGTAAATCACATAATATCATATCTATAGATTTATCTGGTATTTCTTTCATAACTTCTAAACAGTCCCCTTGGTATAATTCATATTTGTTAGTTTTTATTTCCATTTAATCTCTCTCCCTTATTGTTTTTTACTCTATTGGCTCTAATAAATTTTCATACCATGTCCATCCTAGTCCACCTCTTACTTTATATTCTGGCATTAAAGGATTTATCCATAAAGATTTTGGTACTATATACCATACAATTACTATTTCACCTCCACATTCTATCATCTCAGATGTTATATCATGTCCTAAGTATCTTAATTCCTTTAACTCTTTTGCTGATTTAATTCTTACTTGGTCACCTATATTATATTTAGTCATCTTTTATTCCTCCTCATCTAAAAATATTATAACGCCTTCTGATATTAATTGGGGTATTGTTCTTACACATTGTCTTAATATACAGTGTTTACAACATATATGGTTATTATAGTCACATAATACATCTGCACAACATATTGTATTTTCACCCCATAACTTTTCGTTATATACTATTGCATATTCTCCTTGTAGGTTAATAAGCATTTTATTCACCACCTTATTTTTTATATGTTATCTTATCACATAATTCTTCTGATAGTGGTATCACTCTTATTTCTTTTGCATCTACATCATACTCTACAGTAAACAATGTTTCTTCAGTTACTCCTAACATATTTCTGATATCTTTTGGTATAGTAATACGTCCTAATTTATCTATATTTCTTATATTCGCTATTCTTCTTCTACTCATATTTGTCCTCCTTAAAACATATTAATTCTATTAGTACTTCTAATATTAATATTACTAGAAGTACTATTATTACCCTTAGCATCTGCTTAACCCCTCTTGTAGCTCTTTGAATGTCATTGTTGGGTTTATAGTTGCTATTATTCTAAGTAATGTGATATTATCCATAATTACACCTCCTTATTTGACTCTAATAATATTCTTGGGTCTATTTCTCCAATGTCTTTTTTAAGTACTATTCTTAATGGCAGTATTTCATGTGCATTATAGATATATTTACAGGTTTGTATCTCTTTTGTATCATGTACACCTAACACTTTTAGAATGATGTTTTGTGTAAGACAGTTGTCTATTTTATGACGCTGTGGAGTTGTAAATATACAACCTAAATTTATTAGCTCGTCATAGACTTGATATTTACTTGTTATTTCTCTTGATATTCTTTTGTTTTGAGAAATAATATAAAAAGGTATTCCCTCAATATTATATGCCATATCTTATTCACCCCTAATTATATATTCGGTTGAGTTCTATTTATAGTTGAAACTCAGTAGCAACTTATATATTATATACAATTTTTACTATTTATTGTTAACTGGATTTGTTTCTAATATTAAACGACTTCCACCGCATTGTTTATGATAAAAGTAATGATGTAATACATTGTTGATATAACTTTTACTTGATTCAATTATAGCATTGCACTCTTTATATACAAATTTACAAGGTCTTTACATACAAGTTTACAAGGTACTTTTTCTTTAGGTTGTTCTTCAGTTTTAGTTGAGTTTGCAATTCCTAAATATTCAAATCCAAGGTCTGTGATAATATAAGTATAAGTTTTTTCCACTATACCTTTTCTATATCCACCAGGTACTATAAAATCCATATTTTCTTTTTCCACAAGTCCTAATTCTTCAAGTTTATTGAAAGTTCTATCAAACCAGTTTGGAGCAACTATTTTAGTAACAGCTGTCATATTACAATGGATATCTGATACAGTTACTTTTTTATCACCATTACGTTGTTCTATTTTTAATAAACCTTTTAATACTTGTTCTTGCTTTTGAGTTAATTTAATTTCTTTTTTCATTTTTTCTTATCTCCTTTAATTTATTTTATACTTATATTGTATAGGATAGTATGTAATTTGTCTACCACTTTTTAGTAATTTTTAGTAATTTTTTTAATACAAATTTCGACAAAATAAAAATACTCCCTATTGTAGAGAGTATTTACTAATATTAATTATATTTTGAATTGTCATCTAATTCATGTTGGTAACAATATTTATGGACTACTACAGCACCTGATACAATATGTCCGTCACTATCTTGTACTGGATAATCATTTAATGTAATTCCTTCTCCATTATGTACTTGATGCCCACATATTGCACATTCTACATCTGCTGCTTCTTGTTGTGTATTTTGTTGTGTTGATTGATTATCTTGTTTATGTTCATATTCATTTTTACTATCTGAACTATCTTTAACTTTGTCTGTGCCTTTTGTAGATTTTTTACTTGGTTGTTGATTATTTGTTCCATTATTGTTTTGTTTAGACTCTGTAGGTTGCTCAGAGTCTAATTTATTATGCTGAGGTGTAGTTGCCTTTGGTTTATCTACTTCTGTATCTTCTCGCTGTTGTTCTTCTTGAAAATAACCACCTTGTTCATAATCACTTACAGTTGACTCTCCTGCTTTTGTACAACCTGTTAAGGTCATTGATACTCCTAATATAATCGCTATTACTAATTCACTCATTACTTTCACTCCTTTATAATATATTTAAAGGGCATTTATTGACCGCCCCCAAGTCATTTTTAGTGATTTAATATTATTTATTACTATTATTTACATTTATTTAATTTTTATACATCTTATTTTAATAGTTCATATATTTCATCATCATCTAATATATCTAATGCTAATTGAGTTAACATATACACAACATAATTATTATTTAAGTCAGCATATGCATCATGCATGTCAGATATTTCTTCTTTTGCTTTTTCTGGAACTTCTTTTATATAATGTTTTTCAAGAGTGCATATATCTTTTATTGCATCATGCACTTTTAATAATTTAAGAAAAGCATTTATTTGACATTGTTCTAATGCTTTATCGTGTAGATATGATTCTATTTGACTGACATTTAGAGTCATTACTGTTTCTAGTACTTCTTTAGGGCCTTTTTCAAGTATTATATCAATCTTTTCTTCTGCCATTTCTATAGCAGCTTCACTTTGTTCTTGAGTTAATCCTATTTCTATCATTATATTACCTCCAATTTTTTTATTTTGTATATATTATATACTTTTCTATATAATTAATGTTAACCTATTTATGTGAATTTTTTAATTGACGTTCAATGAGCCATAATACGCAATAATTAGCAAGGTCTAATATTGTATCATCTAGGCTTTCATCTTTTACTTCTCCACATTCACCTTTATCTGAAAGTGATAATATTCTATTGTATTTGTCAGTTATTCTAGTTAAGAATGACACATCACCGAATTTATTATATGTGTCTCCTACTGAATCACCATAATCACTGTTTTTAGCTCTATAAGTTTCACACATAGTGTTTATTATATTATTATATATTTCCACTTTATCCATATATTAATCCTCCACTATATTATTACTTTGTATTCTTAAGTATGCATTATCTCTTTGAGTGGCATTTATCTTGATTAAAGGGAATGATACCCCAACTGTTCTAGTAAAATCTTCTATTTGTATTCCGTTTAGTTCCCCACTATTTACTTTATCAATAGTAGTTTTAGTTTTGTCTTTGTTCAATAATTCTTTGTCATATGACATATACATTATTGTTCCTACTTCAGTATTTAGTCTGTCAAGTCCTTGTTCTTCCATGTATTCTTTTACAACTGATTTTCTGAATTGTAGTTTTGTAGTTAACTCTTTTATATATTGTGCTAATACACATACATCTTCTATATATTTATATCTTTCTTTTTCGTTAAAATCTGATAATTTTGCTACTGGCATTTTATTTACCCCCTTCTTTTTTAGTTAAGTGATAGCAGCCTAATGCTGTACCACCAAATATAATTCCACTAACTGGAAGACTAAATCCAGCTATTGCAAGCATAGCAGCTACACCTGTTAATGTAATAGCATTTGCACCTGTTGTACTTATTTGTTTATGCTTCATTTTACTACCTCCTTATTTCTAGGACATTCTTTATTATCTTCTGGACAATATCCTAATTTGACACATTGTGGTACTAGATATGGTTTATAGCGTGGTTCTACTTCTACGACCTGTTTAACCATTTCTTTTATTATTGTTCTAATTGGAAGTTCTGCTCTAGTACATAGTCTTATATTTGCTAAATGTATTAAACATTCTATATTTACTGCTATGTTGCATTCTGTAGCTACTCCTATCGGTAATACTGTTCTTGCTATTTCGTTAGACTGTTCATTTGTATGCCCGTTGTTTTTCATATTATTTTGAAAATAATCGTAATTAGCTTGTACCTGTGTTTCGTAATTGTGTAAAGAATTTACTAAATATACATCTTTTGCTATCTCTGGAGCTGCGTATAAACTTACTTTTCCATCTTTGTTACAATATCTTAATGATTGGACATTTGTAACAAATCCTATATTATGTCTAACTAGTTGGTCAACAGCTGAACGTGGTACATTTTTTAATTCAAATACAAAATGTAAATGTCTACTACCACTAAAATGTCCACTCTTTAGACAATGTAATCCTACAGCTTCAGCTTTTTCTTTTGGAGTATTATAGCAAACTGCTGCAAACTCACCGTGTTTTTTAATAAAACTTTTTACATCTTCGCCATTAACTAGTTTTACTTTAAAATCATCTAATGTAAACATTAATTTACACCTCCTGTTGCAATATATTCTAATACTGTTTTCACCTTTTGAATTTTTTCTGTATATTCTTCATAGGCAGGGCTAGATTCATCCCATTTATCTCTACTATCATATAATTGGCATAAACGTAATACTAAATCGAATGGAACATCTTTATACACTCTTGGTGTTTTATCTTCTCCTACTCCCATATTATTTAACCTCCTTAACTGGTAATTCTTTTATTATTGCAACTGCATTGTCTATTGCTTTTAATACAGTAGCTAGTTCTTTTAATTCTGTCTTAGCTATTTCTCTTTTTAATACCCCTTTTCTAGCTTGTTCTAATGTTCTATAATATCCTATGTCTTGCCATGTTGGAGTTCCTACTTTTGATATATAGTGTCTTCTTAGAATGTAAGTACCTATAGAGTCAACTAATATTTCATACTCTTTATTTATTTTCATTGTTGAATTCCTCCTTTATACTCCAATCGTCTGGAACTTCGTCTAGAGTGCAATTCCCTAATATTTTATATATAGGACAGTTTCCAAATTCTCGCATATTATCACATTCCTTACTTGATATAGATTCACAAGTTTCTCGAATTAATTTAAGTGCTTTTACTAATTCAACAAGATTGGTATCCATTTTATACTACCTCCTTATTTATTACTGTTATATGTTATATACAAATCATGCTAGTTTATGTTAACTAGCATGATTTTAATTAGTTATTAGATAAAATATTTAATATGCAGCATTGAAGTCCTATCTCAGGTGAATATCGTCCACTTTTTATTCCATTGTCATATTGTTGAATAAATCTAAGTGCAGCAAGTAAACCACCTGGACTTATTTTGACATTATTTAATATTTTCTTTATCTGCCAATACGGAAGTCCAGTTTTCTTTGTAATGTCTTGTTGACCCTTATGTCCTATCACTAATATTGCTTTTGATATATTTTGATATAATAGTGATAATATACCTAATGGACTTTGATTTTGCTCAAGCAATAAATCCATCACATGTATAGCTTTCATGTCGTGTTTAAGAACTAAATCTATAAAATCAAATACAGTATAATCATATTTTGGTGGCATCATATCAAGTAATGTATCTATTGAGAACGTCTTATAAACTCCTGCCGCGTATAATCTATTGTACTTGTCTATTTCATTTAAAATAGTTGTAAAGTCGTTATTACAGGCGCTAACAAAGTATTTCAAAGTATCTTTATTATCTGTGAGGTTATAATGTTGTATCTGGTGTATAAGTTGGGTAGGAGTTAATTTGTTAAATTCTACAGCATAATCTTTTAATGTCTTATACCAAGCACTTTTCTTATTTACATTTGTTATTTGTAATATTAATGTACCTAATTTGGATTTCTCCAGTTGTTTAATATTCTCTTCTAGATGTTTATTATTTAGAAAATCTAAATCATCTCTCACTACATATATCTCTTTTAAACCATTATTAAATCCAAATCCTTTTATGGTCAATTTACTTAATACTTCACTTACAGTATCAACTCTTTTATATTCACCGAATTGTTTTAAATAGACATTTTGAAGGCCTATCTCTTCACCTACAAATATATAAAAGTTACCAGGGGTTCCTGCTCTTAATTGTTTATTCAGTTCTACTAACTCCATACTATCTCTTCCCCTTTCTTTTAGCTGCACGTTGCTTAGATTTTTCTGCTTTTTCTTTTGCTTCATGTTCTTTTTTCTTTCGTTCTATTACTGCTAACATATGTTTGACAAATACATCGACATATATTTTTCTATATTTCTTAGGCAGAGTAATTTGAAAATCATATCTCAGAATAGCACTTAAAGTATCATATCTTTTATTTGCAAATATCTCTACCCACTTTGAAGTACTTTGCCAATCAAAGCACATTTCACAACTTCTTGCACAATCTAAAGCTGATTGTTTTATATCTGATTCTGTTTTTGGTATATACATTATTTAAATTCACCTCTTCTTAATCTACAATCTAATACCCATACATCAAATGCCATTTCTTTATTAGCTCCATTCACTTTTAGCATACTTAATGCATTTAAAGTGCATCTAATAATATACTTAGCTTGTTCATCTTCTATATGCTGTCTACATACAAATAGTAATATATTAAAAAACATATCTATTGGAAAGCCTTCACCTTTACTCATGAAATCTAATCTGGTCTTAATTTTGAACGCATTCCCTGTTGTAACTCGCATTATATTGTTATACACCATTTCTGCATAATTATAACAATCCCTATATCCTACTTCTTGATATAATTTTACATCTCCAGGTGTTGCTGATATTTGACATATATTTGAAATATCTTCATTATTTTCCATTCCTAAATGCTCAATTGCAAATTGTTTTAAATCGTTATATGAGTATCTATCTATTTCAAATAGTGTACCTCTAGATAGGATTGTATCAAGTGCGGTATTTATATCTCTTATTTCTATTGCTATATAACAATTCTTTGGAGGTTCTTCAGTTATCTTTAAAAGCGCATTTTTAGCACCTATTGACATTGAATCGCCATCAGTAATAGCAAATAGTGTAGGTTGTTCAAGTGCTACTGAGTCTTGAATAAAGTCTCTTATATTATCTACTTTTGTTCCTATATATTGGATTCTCATATTTTGCTTTTCTGCTAATTTCTTTATTAATAAAGATTTACCAGCACCGAAAGGTGCTGATATTATGGATAACTGGGGAAGTCTATCTAACTTCTCAATTCGTTCTAAACAATCTTTCATACCTAATATTCGCATACTTGCAGCAACTCACTTTCTATTAGAATTTTAGGATTATGTTCATATCTGATTTTATAGTATAAATTAGTATAAGTATCTAGAATAGATAATAAATTACCAGATGTACATTGAGATATAATAAAACCAACTTGTGCTTTACAACTTTCAGGTAAACTATAATAGCCGCTCATATTATACTTAATAATTTCAAGTAAAGTCTTGATAGAATCCTTCACAAATAATTTTAAGTCTTTACCTTCTAAAAATATTGAATCTATTGATGCAAGCATACTTTGAGGGTCTTTTCTAACTATACTGTCGAATATCTCAACAATATATGCAGTAGATGTAAAACCTAAGCATTTTATTGTGGCTGGTAATGTTATATTATGAGTAAATCCTAATACTGTATCTAGTTTTGTAATACTATCTCTCATTCCACCTTCTGCTAATTGTGCAATATAAATTAATGCTTCGTCTTGATATTCTATTGATTTACCCTCTTTATTCTCTTGTTCAATTATATATTTAAGTCTATCAAATATTTGTTCAGTTGGTATTCTTTGGAAATCGAATCTTTGTACTCTTGACAGTATAGTTCCTGGTATCTTTTGTGGGTCTGTGGTACATAATATAAATATAGTTTCTTTTGGAGGTTCTTCTAATATTTTTAATAAGGCATTAAATGCTCCTATTGATAACATGTGAACTTCGTCTATAATGAATACTTTGTATGTTCCATCGAGTGATTTCATTTTACAGTTATCAATTAAGTTTCTAATATTATCAACGCCATTATTAGATGCTCCATCTATTTCTACTATTCGACCTTTACCTCTATTTATTTCATTTGCAAATATTCTAGCTGATGTTGTTTTTCCAGTTCCTGCACTCCCACAAAATAGATAAGATTGCTTGAATTCATTCATATCTATTTGATTTTGAAGTACTATTTTTACATTATCTTGACATACCATGTCATCAAATGTTTTCGGTCTATATTTTGTTGCTAAGTTCATTATTCCTCTCCCCCTTTTGATTCTGTAATATAAGTTGCTACCATATCAGCCATATGAAGTAGAAATGCTAATTTATTTTCTTCGAATACATCATATAAATCATGTATACTAGCTAATACACCAGTATCATATGCTCCCATATGCCAGAATATAGCCTCTTTTTCATAATCTTCAAGTGTTATAAAGTCTTGTAAAATACTTAATGATTTAGCCCCATGCCCTAGTTTAAGTGGTTCATTTTTCTTATATCCAAGTTGTTGTTCCCATTTTCCTGTTTTACTTCTTTGTGGAGGAACATTTACCATAATTTCTTCATAAGTATTTATCTTGCAAAAGTCATGAGCTAATGCTACTATTATTATGCTTTCTTTTGGTATTCCTTCAACTTCATAAAATTTAACTAATTCTCTTAACTCATATACTACATTAAGAGTATGATAGACCAATCCGCCTGGATAACTTCCATGAAATCTCGTACTCGCAGGTGCTGAATAAAAATCAGTACCTTCTAACCAATCTAATAATTTATCAACTCCAGGTCTTTTTACCTGTTTCATGATATTAATGAATTGTTCTCTATTTGACATTCTAGACATCTCGTCCCTCCTTTAATTCTAAATATTCTTTGTAGTCGTCTATTGGTATTACTACACATTGGTCAATTATGTTTTGAGTACCAAAATCAAATATTAATGCCCAATGGTTTTTACCCATTTCTATACATTCTTTTATAAGGTTTAATATCCATTCTTTTTTAATATTATGTGATACACTTTGTTTTGTTCTTGTTTTACATTCAATTATAGTATCTTCTAATAGAATGTCTCCTTTTTTATAACTAGCACCACTATTAATTGTTAATTTTCCATTTAAGTAGTTTGCTATCTTCTGCTCTTGAATGCTACTGTAATGTCTTGTTGGTTTATTTTCCATTTATATTACCTCCTTGTAACTGTTATATACATTTTATAGTAATTTATGTTAACTGTTCTCTACATTTTTGCTTAAATTTACTCACTGTATTAGAGACATGACTTCTAGTTACTCCTAATTCAGCTGCTATATCAACTGGTCTAGTACCATCTAGATATTTTAATAGTATTAATCGTTTAGTGCCTGTATAATTATTTTCTATTAACTGTCTTGCATTTTCTTCTAGATTTTTCAGCATAAAATCTCTTAAAGTATTATCTGAAGATTTCAGTTTCTCAAGTAACACGACATTATCTGTATCAGTTATAACTTTATCTAAACTTGATAGTGACCATGTACCTTGACCTGTCTCATATTTTGATGCATATAGTTTCAATTTACTTAATGCACTTAATATTTGCCAATAGCAATGAGTTAAAAATTTTGTATTCTTTGATGCGTCATAAGTTTCTATAGCTTTCATAACTCCAATCCATGCTGTTTGAAATGAATCCTGTGGTATTTGCTTTGCGCCATGTGTTCTCAATATACTCCATATAAAAGCATCTAATTCTGGTGCTAGTTTGTCTAAGAGAAGACGTTTCTCAACGCCTTCAGATTGTTGTATTTGTATAACAAGTTCTTGAATAAGTTCTGCATTATTTACATTCATTGTACATCACCTTTACCAATCTATCGTGAAGTTGAGTTTTGAATAATTCATCAGTTCTTAATTTCTCAAGTAATCTTTCTTTACCTTGGAATTTTATATCGTTATTTTCTATGTCTTTTGCTATATCTCCGTTTTCATCTATATAGTAATACCAACTACCACCTTGTCTTAATATATCGTATTGTAAAGCTACTGTAATCGTATCAGCTAATGTGTCTATACCTATTGTATAATTTAATGTATAATAACCTATGCGTCTATCTGGTTTGCATACTTTAGTTTTTGATATTTCAATAGCTACTTTATTTCCTGCTGGATTTTCTGCACGACTTGTTAATTCTTTATTGCTCATATCAAGTAAGGTGTCTTTCCTAAATCTTAATCGTAAGCTGCAAGCATGTTTCCACATTTTCCCACCTGGAGTTGAAGTTGTATTATACATACTAGACAAGTCTTCTCGTATTTGATTTATGCCTATAAATGCACATTGGTTTTGGACTAAATGAGGTGTGACTTTACTGCAAAACATAGTCAATGCTTGAGATATTCCACCATAAGATTTTTTCTCAAGAGATTCATCAAATATATTTTGAGATACTAACATAGGTATTGAATCTAATACACAAAGACCTACATCTCCAGTTGACACTAAATCTATTGCTATCTGTAGAATTTCTTCTGCTGTCTGTTCCTGTGGTCTTACTAAAATCATTGATTCAGTATCAACTCCAAGTAACTGTGCCCATTTCACATCTAGTGTCTGTTCTGCATCTATATATACAACTACCTTTGTACCTTTTTCTTTTAACCTATTAACTTCTTCTATTAGTTTTGCTATCTTCTTTTTATTTTCTTTGGACGCACTAGATTCCAGTTCTGTTATTTGATTATTTAGTGAATCTAATTTTTCTTTATACACTTTATTAAATTGCTTTTGTGCATTGGCACATATATCTAATGCTGATGTGGTTTTTCCTCCACCTTCTCCACCATAGAATTCTGTAATTTTTCCAACTGGAATTCCTCCATAAGTCATCCAATTAGCAGTTGGTGAACTGAATGGTATTTTATCAACTTCTATTATGTCTGTTCCAATATTGATTATGTTTGCTTTAAATTTTTTGTTAAGTTCTGCCATTTTTAAGTCTATACTTCGCATACAAATGCCTCCTTTATAGTTATATATGTTATATATAAAAAACCCTTGCAACTGTTAAGTTACAAGGGTCGAAACTTTATTGACCTGTTGAGCCATAACCTCCTCTATTTTCATTTCCTAATGTATTTACTTCTTCAAAATCTACATTAGGATTTGATTTTTGTATTGTCATTTGAACTAATCTGTCATGGACTTTTATGCTTCCTGGACGTGTAGCATAAAATACTGCAATCCATTCGTCTTCATCTCCACAATATGAAGAATCAATTAAACCTACACTATTAGTTAATATTAAGCCTTTCTTAGCAAATGTACTACTTCTAGGTATAATATGCGCTTCATATCCCTTTCCTAACTCCATAGCAAATCCTAAGCTACATATTAATACGTCACCTTTTCTATATTGTACTGTTGCATATGATGTTTCTTCTATATGGTCAAATACATTTGCATTGAAGGTTGTTCTTTCTAATATATACCCTGATACTTTTGATATTTTATTTACATAACAATCATACCAATTACCTTCTTGTTTAGCAGGTACTTTTGCACTTGGTCTCATTTTCTTCAATCTAACTTTTTTATTCGCCATCTTAAACCTCCTATCTATCTTTAGTATTTAAATCTCTGAAATTTATAATTAGATTTAATCCACTATCCACTTCAAAAGGAATATCATGGTCATTTAAATATTTAGTTAAGTCAACTAACTTTGGAGTATATTCGTATTTGAAAAAATTGCTATCATTGATTTCGACTAATTGAGCGTCTATCCCCTGTGTAGCGCCTTTTCTATAAATAAAGTCTAAAGCATCCATTCTGTTACTAAATGTATTATCTTCGTAATTATTTTCTGATATTTTAATTCTAACTGTGTATTTCATTATTCATCATTCTCCTTTTTATTTATTTTTTATACCCTCCAAAATTTCATTAATTGTAATAATGTTAAACCATGATTTGTTTTTTCTATATAGTTAATTATTGCGTTCATATATTTCACCTCCTTAAAATAAAGTTTTTTGTTTATTACTTATCTTGTATTTCTTTTGTTCAGGTAATGGATTTTCCAATCGTGTATACGCTATAGTAAAATACTTTTCATCTAATTCAATTCCGATAAATCTGCGATTTGTATTTAGACATGCAACTCCAGTACTTCCGGAACCCATGAAACTGTCTAATACTATATCATTCTCATCTGTCAATTCATAAATTAAATCCTCTAATAACCCAACAGGTTTTTCACAACTATGTTTTAATTTTTGAGGTGGTATCCTTCTATAAGTTAATATGTTTGATTTGTTTTTCGATTTTGTTGTTATATTAGTTTTACAACATAATAATATAAGCTCATAATTTGGTCTATAATTGTTTCCCATTCCAAACCAATCTTTATTCCATACCAATATATTTTTTATAATAAATTTTTTCTCTAATTCGATTTTAAATTTATCTATATTTTGCCATGCACAAAATATAATTGCTGTATTTTTAGTTAAGGCATATACCTGATTTACAAATTTAGGTAACCACCATAAATTATTATCATTTATAACTTTTGTGTTTTTAAATTTTCCATTCTCTCTTTGAGGTGTTAAATCAATCCCATAAGGTGGGTCGGTTAATATCATATCAACTTTAACATCATCTTTAATCAGCTCATCCATTACTTCCAGACAATCTCCCTGATATAATTTATATCTATCTTTAATTACTTCCATTCAATCACCTCCTATCTAAATATATTTGTTCTAGTTATTTCTAATTCTGCAGTTTTCCAACTTTGTACTTTTTTTAGACTTGAATGTAACATCGTTGCTATTTCTATTTTGTTTTCGCATTCTTTGTAAGCTCTTAACATTATATCTTCTATGAATTGTTCATTCATAGCTGCATTTTGAGCTATTGATGTCTTCTTTGAGACTGTTCCATGTTCTTGTTCTACATAACTATCATTAAATACTTGTTTTCTTTGCATTTTAGCAGCATCCGACTTTACTCCTAATTCAGTTATCTTTCCAGTTAAATCATATAACAAAACTGGAATTAGGGATACATAATAATTAAGTTGTTCAGGAGATATTTCATCCCCTGAATTTAACAACTCTTTAACTTCTTTTATACATTCATCTAATTGATTAGTGAATTTATTAGTTATGCTATTTACAGTTGATATTATATCCTCTGTTTCTGAATTAAATTTTTCAATTAATTGTAAGCGCATTCTCTTCCACCCCATCGTAAATTATACATAAGACTTGATAATTTAGAATCAAATGATACTTTATCCACAACACAATTTGTTCTTTTATATTCTAAAGGTATTTCTATTATTAATTCATGTTTTTCACAATCATTAAGGGATATTGATTTTTTACATCTAATATCTAAAAATTCTCTACATACTACAGCAGGTATAAAGAATGCTCTTGCAGATTCTCTATATTGGACACATAGACCTCCTAATATTCCATCTATTTTTCCTAATTCAACTAATGAATCTATTTGTCTTCTTGTTGTGTCCATGTCTACATATATTGAAGTACCTTTTATACTCTTTAATTCAAATAAATATTGATATGGATATTTATAATAAATGAAATCACATGGATTTCTAACTCCTACAAATCCATTAGTAGTGTCATATAATCTTATACAGCTTAACCCCATACTTTTTTTAAAATTTTCTTCCCATCTTTTACCTTCGGTCATATTACTCACCATCTTTTCTGCATTGATTTTGATACTTACAGTATTTACATTTATTTAACTCTCGTGGAGGTACTTCTTGATTTTCTATAAATGTATTAACACAATCTATTATACTTTGTACCCTTGTTTTCATTAAATCTGTTATCTCAACTAGATATCCCTTTTTAGTACAATTATCTCGGTCTTCATATATAAATAATACTTTGGGAACTCCAATTGTCATACTATAACAAGTTGCTTGCAGTTTATGTTCTGACCATGCATCTGTATGTCTATTATATTTATGAGTTGATTCAGTTTTTATTTCTACTATATATAATTCATCATTATATTTTATAAGACCATCACACATAAATCGCATATTGTATTTTTTCGAATATAATTTTGTTTCATTTCCTACTTGACTTATAACCTCTGGGTCTTTAATGTTATTCTCTTTCAAATACTTACCTACATCTAGCCATTCACAATTAATATCGTGTCTATGCATACACATGATATAATCTTGTATTCTTTCATGTCTAGCTGTTCCACTTTCACATATACCTATCAAATTAACTCCTGAATCTGTATCATCTGGTGCTATTCCACTCAATTGATAGTACAAACTTCTAATGCACCCACTTATACCTGAAGGTTTGAAGGATTGAGTAGGAGTTCTGACTGAACTCCTATCTTCTTCCTCAATGGTATAAATTAGGTCTTCTATAAATTGTTCTGCAACTTTATTCTCTTGAGCTTGTTTTATCATTTTTGCTAGTGAGCCTAATTTTGCCATTTTATTACCTCCTATTCATTATCTAATGTAGACAATAGCATTTGGTCCTTATCAGAAACTATTTTTATCAAATCAGGATTACCATATTCAATATCTATTGTAGGAGAATCAACGGAGCTAACTAAATCTTGTAAGTATTTTATATTAACCTCGTATACTATATCTTCATGTCTTGGACTATCTTTTGTTGTTATACTTTCAACTGACCCTCCCACTGTTTGTAATGTAATCAAATCACCTACAAATGCTATTTGCAATATATTCATATCATATATATCAATAAATAATCCAATTCGATTTAATGCCTTTAAAAATTCTTGTGTATCTACTACACATAAACTTGGTTGAGTTTCTTCTATCATAGGTAGTATTGATTCTGGATATTCTTCTACTCCTTCCATCAATGTACCACTTATCACTATGTTTTTACTTTTAAACATTATTGAATTATTATTCACATCATGAATGATATTTACTTTTTCGTCATTAAGGGTAGATACTAAATTTGCTAGAGCAGGTGGAATTAATACCTCTAGCCCCTCACATTCAAAATCTGAAGCATTGACTTTTATTGCATCAGCAGTTATTATTTGGTTACTTCTGATTAAGTATCCAAATAAACAACCATCAGCAGCTGTTTGGGATTTAACATTTTTTCCTACGTTAAAACCGTGTTTTAAATTATAAGTAACACAGTCTTTAATTTCCAATGAACCGTTGGTTTCGATTTTATGGTCAGGATATACTTCATCTTGTACTAACTCAACTTTATATGTCCCATTACCTTTTACTTCTAAATAAGTTCCTTTGTCTGTAAGAGTAACAGTTTCAGTTGTTGTTTTATTTATTAATCTTACAAATTGGTCAGTTTTGATTATAAATTCAACTGATTCATCAGTTGCTTCATTATCTTGAAATACAGTTATGTGATTATCTCCATCTGTTGCATTTATTTTTAGTCCTTCAGCATCACACATTAATTGAATATAATTAGTTATTTCTAATAATGGATTTGGTTTTATTTTTGTAACATGACCTAGCATGTTTTTTAATTTGTTTGTATTTATCTTCATTATGAAGACCTCCTTTTTTAATGTAAATATTATATATAATAAAGGCTTGATTTTGTTAACCAAGCCTGTAAAATTATAATTCTATTCCTTCTCCATACCATCTTTCCGTAACTTCTATATCACATTTCATTGGAATTTTAAATACACCATCTACTATGTGTACCATAATATCCTCTAAGCGATTCTTAACCTCTTTTGCATTTTCTTTAGGACATATTCCAAGTACTTCATCATGAACTGGAATTATCAGGTGATAACCAAGTCGTCTTAATTCCTCATCATTATAGATTTTTATCATAGTGATTTTCGTCATGTCTGCAGCACTTCCCTGGATTATACTATTTACACATTGTCTTTTAGCATCTTCGATAAAACCTCTATTATCTTTTATGGAATAGCCTTCTTGTAATGCCATATCTAGTACTTGCTGTCTTTGTGATTGTCCTCTAGCTCTGTTAAGTAAGTTATAATATTTTGAATAGATTTCGTTAGGCACATAATCTTCTTGCGATATTGTATCTTTTGTATCAAATGCGAATGGGTCAAAGTTATCACTATATGATTTAACACATGGTTTTATTTCTATTGGTGGTAGCTGCATATCAGATAGTCTTCTTTTTCTACCCCAAGCTGTTTCTACAAAGCCATAATCTCTAGCAAACGATTGAGCAAAATCTACGAATTCTTTCACTTTTGGAAATTCAGTATAAAAATCATCAATTATCTTTTGAGCTTCTTTTGGTGTTATATTCATTTGTTCAGCTATACTTGGCACACCTCGACCATACATAATTCCCAATAACACTGGTTTAACACTTGTACGTCTTGCTTTACCTTCAGGATTTACAGTGCCATCAGGTCTAAACTCTTTACATTCTTCATAAGGCATCTTATATATCTTTGATGCTATTGTAGCATATAAGTCTTTTCCTTCTAAATAAGCATTTATCATATGTTCGTCACCACTCATATGGGCAAGACATCTCGGTTCTTGTTGACTAAAATCTCCACCTACAATGACCATTCCTTCTCCTGCTATAAACATCTGTCTAATATCATGCCCTGCATCTATTATAGTTCCATCGCTTAATGTTGTTTTTTGTGAGGGGATATTTTGTAAATTTGGGTCACTACTACTAAATCTACCAGTTTTTGCGCCATATTGATTGAAATTCGCATGTAATCGGTTATCCCTTTTAGCAATATGACTTGGTATTGCATCTATATAAGTACTTAATAGTTTGCTCATACTTCTATATTCCAATATACTATCTACTAATGGGTGATTAAAGGATTTTAAAATTTCTTCACCTGTTCCTCTAGGCTTCTTTTTATCTGGACTTTCAAATCCTAATACATCATAGAATAAAATAGCTAACTGAGTTGGTGAACTTATATTTACCTTTCGTATTCCATCTTTAAATAATTTATTATATGCACCAGGATTTTTCACCATCAATTTATCGAACTTATCATTTAATTTATCTATTTCTAAATTGAATTTTGTCTCCGCAGCGTCCATATGTTTTGTATATTGTTCTTTTAATCTAGCAGCTAAATCTGTATCTATTTGTACACCTGTACATTCCATTTCAAAGACAACCTCAATAAGAGGCATCTCTATCTCTCTAAATACCGCAGCAACTCTTTCAAGCCCTTTTGACTTACAATATGCCCCTTCTATGTCTAAAAATTCATATTGAAATTTATACAAATCATAAGTCATTATAGGGTCAAATGATGCATACATATAGGCAACATCTGGAGGTACTTTATTGAATTCAATTCCATTGAATAAGCTATTAAATGATGCGACTTTATTATCTTCTTCTGATTTATCTACATATTTTTTATATAGCTGCTTCAATCCATGTTGTTCGTTTTCATTTAATAACATACTTCCGATTAGGGTATCCCAATATGGTATAATCTTAACTCCTACCATCCACCATAATATATGCATATCAAATTTGGCATTATGCAGTATATATTTAACTCCAGCTTCATTCATTCGCTCAAATTGTTCCTTCATGAAGTCTTTTGAAATATTAATTTGTAACTCAATTCCAGTCATATAGCTTTCATGTCTAATTGGAATATACACTCCCTTTTGACCTGGAGTATATAAACATACCCCTGCTATTTTGCCATCTATTCTATCAAGTCCATTAGTTTCTGTATCTACTGCTATTATACCATTTTTGATAGCACAATCTATATAATCCTCTATATGTTCATAATTATCTAATAACTGTAATTGACTTAATCTATTCTTATATACTTCTTCTGACATATCTTTTGCTAATTGTACTTTTCCACTTATAGTCTTTGGTACTACTTTTCCGACTTGTTTTTTATTTGATTTTTTATTTAACATCTCAAGTGCTTTCTTCTGTGCTTCTTGAGTTTTTCTCGCACTTACATTACAGAACATATCTCCAATTCTACTCATAATAAACCTCCTTATAAAATAACCACCTCAATTAAGAAGTGGTTATATCTTGTTATCTAATGAATACATTAATATGGTTCAACAGATAAATCTATATGTTCTATTTTAGCTCTTTCTTCTAATATATCTCTATATGCTTCCATATATACTAATTGAGTATGCAATAAATCATAAGAACAATTCGGAACAAAATCTAAAGTACCTTGTCTATATTTTATTAACATTCCTTGTAATCCAGCTATTCTTTTATTTAATTGATAATATTCTGCTTTAAATCTTTCTTTGAAATCATTACTTAGCATTAATTCTATAGTATTTTTTAAATTCATTTAAAAACCTCCTTAGAATACATCACTTCTTAAGTGAAGTGGTTATTTGTATGTTTATGCTCTTTTATATTTTTCCTTTATTCAGTAAACATCCAATCTTCTGCTAACATATCAGTTTGACTTGCTAGCCACGGAACAAATTTCCCGTCTGCTGTTTTCATTCCTATCCAAGGTGCTAAAAATAAACTACCTTTATGCACTTCTCCATCTACTTTATATTGATAAGAATTTACATGAGCTAAATACATTCCTTTTCCATTCCAACCTTGTCTACATACTTTTAATCCACGTTTTAGATATTTTATAGCTTCACCAAAGTTAAAAGTAGGAGTACCACCTAATAAAGTACAGTTTTCATTATCAGCAATTACCCACTCATCAGATAAAACATTACTTAGAGTATATTGAACTCTTTGTGTTTCTCTTATGTCTAATATAGAACCTTGTCCTTTATCTGCATCTTCAGGTCTACAGTGCATCATAATAGTTTGCTTAGTGTCATCCCAACACCAATAACCACCCCATGAAGGTAATTTAACTTTATTTCCTTTTTTCATTTCTTCTAATGCTTGTTTAAAATTCATAATAACCTCCTAAAATACATCACTCGGTGCAGTTGAACGACTACCTCTATTATGCATTGGTTCGAATTGTTGTTCTTGTGCTTGATGTCGTTGTGTTGCTTGTTGTGGTTTATATGTTCCATTAACTATTTGTTGCATTTCTTCTAATGTTGCTTTAATTATAAAACTTCCTTCAAGTTCTTGTTTTTTAGGAAGGTCCTCTAATTTTGTATTGTCTTTACCCATTGGCATAAATTCATATTGAGTCTTTTGGTCACCTTTTTTACCTCGTCTTATAATTTTAATTTTAACTGTGGATAAATCTCCGAATTCATTTAAATATGTTATTATTTTTGGCACAAATGATGCTCCTCTTTCCCATATTTGAACTTCATCTGGTCTATCTGATGTAATAAGTTGTAAGAATAATTTTTCTTTTGGTTTATTCCCATGTTTGCAAAGTGGACAATCGTCTGCATGTGCTTCACCATTTGCGTCAACTGAATTACAACTTACATATCTTTTCTTTCCTTCAACTTCTACTTCATGTACTAAAAAATAATCTATATCTGACCCATCTGGTTGATTGTATAAAAATCTAACAACTGCACTATCTCCATCATCTTTTAGACTGAAGTATCCTCCATTTCCTGAACTTTGATATTTTCCTGCGTTTCCAATTCCTATTCTTGCCATTTTTTTCTTTCCTCCTAGTTTCATAAAATTTTTATAAGTTTTTAAAGTAGAGGATATATTTTGTAACCCTCCTCTCTGGGTTATGCATATTATATAGAATATTTTACATATTTTGTTAACTAATTAGACAGTATATTATTACTAAGAAAAATACAAAACCGCATATAAAACCTAAGCTAAAATTTATTATAAAATCTATAGTTACCATGTAAAACCTCCTAATCACATTTTGTCCAACCACAATTAAAACAACTAATACATCCTCCTGTATGATTTAAATCTGCACCACATTCGGGACATTTGGCAGTTTCAATTTTAACTTCGTCATTAATTTTTAATTCAGTAAGTACAGGTTGATTAAGATAAGTCTCTTTAAACATAGTATGCAGATTTAACAGTTCAACACCTATTGCTTCTGCACAACTTCTGCCAGGACTTATAGAGGCATCTGTGTTTCTCTTACTTACAAATGAAGGGCAAGCTATGACAGATTTTAGTTGGTCAACAATATCTTCAACACTTGCACCTCTTTTACCTGCAAGTGAGATTAATCTAGATAAACCTGTCATATAACTATTGCAGCCACCTTTTGAACCTTTATTTAAGAAAATATGACATAATTGACCTGTTTCCTTATGGAAATAAACAGTCATCCATAATGAGCCACAACCTGTCTGTAATTTTGACCCAAAGGCGATACAATGATTTATATCAGTATCTATATTAGTTACTGGAACAGGTTTTATTTCTTTTGGAGTCTTTACATCACCTTTTAGAATTCCTTCTCTTTTACATCCTTCTCTAAATACAGTCAAGCCTTTACAACCTAGCTCATGAGCTAATACATAGGCTTTGAATACATCTTCGACAGTTGCATTATTTGGTAAATTAAGAGTACTAGATATACTAGCATCAATCCATTGTTGCCAATCCGCTTGAGTTTTTACTCTACTCATATAATCTAGGTCTTTTGCTCCTATTAGATAAGATGGTTTATTGTTTAGCATATCTATGTCATCAGCTTCTATTGCGCATTGAACAATAGCTGGATATTCCATATATACTTTATCTTCATCATTCAATGATTTTGTAGTTCTTGCAAATCCGTTGACATCATATATAGGTTCAACTCCTGTTGATATTCCGAGCATTGTACCAATACTACCTGTTGGAGCTATTGTAAATAATTGACTATTTCTTAAACCATATGATTTTATTAAATTAATAGTTTCGTCATAAATTTCACCATCTTCTATTTTACTTTGCATATAAAATGAATTGAGTATATAATCTTCATTATATGATTCAAATGGACCTAGTTCTTTTGCAAGTAAAGCAGACTCTTTAAGTCCCACATTACATAATGCCATACCGATTGATGTTATTAAATTCGAGCATCTATCACTACCGTATGGAATTCTCATTTTGATTAACATATCTCCAAATCCCATAATACCAAGTCCAATCTGTCTCCATTTTGAAACTGTGTCTCTTTGTATTTGGAGTGGGTGCAATGGAAGTCCTTCATCTAATACTTGATTTAATGCCCTTATTGCGATTTTTACAGCTCGTTTAAATTCAGGTATATCAAATGCGGGTTTTTTGCCAAATGGGTCTTTTACAAATTCTGATAAGTTTAATGAACCTAGTAAACAACTACCACCTGCTGGTAAAGTTTCTTCGGCGCAGGGGTTTACTCCTGCAAACTCAAATTCACCATTCTTAATATATTCAGATAATAATGTTTCTGTATTTACGTTATCCCAAAATAACATTCCAGGTTCTCCCCAGTTCCAGTTATTCTCTGCTAATTTGTACATTAGCTCATTAGCATTACCATCGCCTGCTATAACTCTAGTCATAAATAAATCATCTGTTCTTACGGATATATTACAACCTTCTAATTTTTCATTTTGAGTTTTAGCGTTAATAAAATCTTTTATCTCTGGGTGATTTACGTCCATGCTTATCATTAATGCACCTCTTCTACCCTTTTGCCCTATTGTTTTAGATACATTATTGAAAGTCTCCATAAAGCTTACTGCTCCTGTTGTAGTCAATGCTGCATTATTAACATGGCTGCCTTTTGGTCTTAGTTGTGATATATCAATACCACAACCTCCTCCATAACTAAATGTTCTAGCTAAATGTTTAGCTGTATCATATATATCCTCTATACTGTCACCTACTTGAGGTAATACATAACAATTTGAGTAGGTTACTTTTCTGTCTGTAACTCCTCTTGCTGCTAATATTCTGCCTCCAAATATAAATTTTTTATTTATTATTAAATCTTTAACATCAGCATCTTTATTTGATATTCTATCTAGCCATTGGTCGAATGTCTCATCACCATTTTGATATTTTTTCTTCCAAATATCCTCTCCTAATTGACTCAAGTTCCAGTCTTTTAATTCCATATGCATTCCTCCTTATACAGCTTTTAAATCTATTAATTTTTCTTGTAATGCTTTTACTACTACATTAGCGCCTGCTCTTGAAATACCTATTTGAGCAGCTACAGCTGATTTAGTTGGTTTACAACCTTCTAGTAAAGCATTACAGAACTTTCTTTGATTATCATTCATGTCTATACTATCAATGTAATATCGTAACTCTACTTCATCAAAATCTTTTCTATCTGTATGTCCCATACAACTATTTTTGTCTTCATCTCCATCTGCATCACTTGAAAAGTAATCTGAAAATAGTTGTGTATGTGTGCATTGATTTAATACTCTTTTTTGCATTTTTTCTGATTGAGTTAGATGTCTTAACTCATTGTATATATAAGTACAAATAAGACTTGTTAGTTGTGCATGACTACCTAATTTATAATTTTCTAAGGCTTTCCAGATTTGTTCAAGTATAACTGATTCTTTTGTAGATTCATCTAATCCTAAAAATTTTGATGCTATTGAATTAAATTGTCCATGTCCTGTTTCATATACGAATGCTATTATCACATCCTTATTGCCTTTGTGATATTCGTTAATTAATTCTTCAGTTGTTTTCTTCCCTGTAAAATTATCCATAATATTTAAAAATATTTCGTGTTTCATAATATATAACCCCCATATTTGTTAATTTATTTTATACTTAAATTATATACTAAAGTATGTAATAAGTCAAATACTTTTTAGTAATTTTTATAAAATATTTTTTAACGGCAACGATAATACTTCAGCTCCTAAATCATTTATGTCTCTTTTGTCGTTACTATTATATTGTAGTATTTTTAATACCTTTGTTGTATTCAATTTTCTTATTATCTTGTAAGTGCCTTCAATTCCTGCTGTATCATTGTCAAGTGCTATTATAAATTCCCTTGTTGGTAACATTTTTAATAGATTATATTGTTGTCCTCCACCTGTACCTAATAATGCTACTGCAGGTATTCCTAACTCCCAAAGAGTTAACGCATTAAATATTGATTCAACTATCCATACCGACTTATAATTCCCAATTATACATTCATATCCACCAAATATAAAATCTGTCTTTTTTACCCCAGCGGGGATAAAATAAAATTTACTATATATATTACGTGTTTGAATAAATTTTATATTTCCTCTTAAATCCTTAACTGGTAAAGTAATAGTCATGTCCTCTGGATTACAACCTATACTAAACTTATTGCATATTTCTTTTGATATACCTCTATCTGCTAGATATTTACAATAATAAGCATAGTTATCTAATATTGTATCTGGTATTGTAGGATATTTTTCAACTGGTTTACTTCTATCTATATTTAATTGCAAATCTCTAGGTGTTTCTAATAGTGTAGTTCTATATTTTGTCTTAAGCCAGTTGTTCCCATATAATCCTCCGTCTCGGTAACCAAAACAGAAAGATATAAAACTAGTTAAATCTGCTGTATACCCACATGTAAAACAATGTACAGTTCCAGCTGGTATGATTTTACCAGATGCACGTGTATCAACTAAAGACATTCCACAACTTGGTTTTCTCTCTTGCCCATCTTTATGTGAAGGACAAGAAATCATAATATTGTCATTTACTGGTTTTATAGAATGTAATAACTGTATATTAGTTAGTTGCAAGTCTTGTTGTAAATCATTAAGTAATGTCAACCCATCTACATCTACACATAAACCATTCGTCTTAAACATACAATCTCCTCCTTATTAATTTATATATTATATACAATTTTTACACAATTTGTTAACATAAAAAGACCCTAGCTTATAGCTAAGGTCTTTTTTGCGGTTACTCATAAATTATATTATAAGGAGAAAGTTTAATGGGGAATAACTTCCTTACATATATTATATACGATTATAGAAAAAATATGTTAACTAAAAAAATTAAAATACATCAGTGACATCAGGAATTCCTGTTGGAATATTAGTTGAATTATTTTTAAAGGGTAATTCAGGTTCAGATTTTATTTGACCCTCTTCTGATACAAATCTAAATGTTCCTAAGTCTATATCCCAACTATATATGAATTTTTTATTATTTTCTCCATATCTATTCTTTGTAACTAATAGTGATAATCCTAATTTTGTCTGCACTAATGAAATAACTCTACTACTATTCTGTCCTATTGCGTCTGATTCTCCTATATCTGCTAGTTCTGGGTTTTCAGGTTCTTCTGTATTAGTTTTATTACGATTTGCTTGAGCATCTGCTAGTATAGGAAGTCCTAACTCTTCTGATATACGGAATAAATCCATTGTAATATTACTTAATTGTAGTCTCCTATTCTCTCCCTTTCTTTCATCATCCATTAATGATAACTGGTCAATACCTACTATATCTGGAGTATATTTTTTAATTAGTGCTTTTAATGTGCTTACTGTCATATATTTCCCGCCTAAGTCTTTTGGAGTAACAACAATAAAAGGTTGTAGACTATTTGCTCGTTCTTGCAAATCGTTTTCATAATTAGAAAACTGAACAGCTGAAATTGTACCTCGAGTTAGCTGCCTATTTGAATAGTTTAGCGCAAGTGTATCATGTCTATATCCTACTTGCATGGCACTCATTTCACCCGAATATAATAATATTCTTTTTCCTTGAGAATGTGCAGCAGTTAAAAACTTTTGTAGTAACCAAGATTTACCTTGATTTACTCTACCTACAATCGTGACTAATTCTTCTCCAGGTAACCAACCACCAAGTATATCGTCCAATTCTTTTAATCCTGTTGATATACCCAAAATACCCTCTGTACCCTTCTTAGAATTGATATCTGCTATTTTTTGATTAACTATATTATTTATATCTGTACCTTGTGTGATAGAGTTATTAACAAGTAATTTCTCACCTTTGGATAAAATATTTCTAAGTCCTTCAAATGCATTTTGTTTAAGTAGCTCAACTGATTCATTAAATAAATCAGCAGCATTTCTAAATACATAATCTTCTCGTAAATTTTCTAATAAATACTTTTGTGGTTCTAATACATCTAGTAAGTCAAATTCAGTAAAGTTTGCTAAGAATGTTGCTTGGTCGGGGACCTTACTGTATTTCTTATAATGTTCTAATATATAATTCCATTCTTTTTTATAATTAGGAAAGAAGTCTGCATTAATACCCTCTTCCAAATATGAATCTATATTATTTTCTGCTAATATATTATTTATGCATTGTAACTCTATCATATTCTGACCCCCTTTGGTGTACGTTGAGGTGGGTTATTAAATTCAACTATAATTGAAGTTTCTAATATTCTACTTGCAAGTCTACCACCTACATTATTAACAAATTCATCATCAATAACATTTGATGTAAATATATTACATTTATTCGAACTTATTCGACTATTGATAAGTGGAAATAAAATTGAATGGTCATAGTCACTTAATTTTGTACAACCTATATCGTCCCATATTACAATATCTACATTAGGTATCAATTCCTCTATCTGTAATAATCTATAATTCTTTTGTGATATTGCAGATTTTTTCTTCATTAGAAAATCATCAACATTAATAAATAGTCCTCTACACTTTGTACCATTACCAGACCAAATTTTGCTGAAATATGAACTCATTAATTTTATGCTCCATGTAGTTTTACCATTTCCATAATATTTACTATATAAGAACAAATTTTGTCCTTGTTGCACAAAATCTAATATATTAGCTTTCACTTGAGCTAAATATTTATATTTTTCTAAATCAACTCCAGCACTTAATTTCTGATTTTCTAAATATTGTAATTGCTCTGGTATATTAGCTAGATTTACTAGGTAATAATATTGACAATATAATGCACAACCACAATTACATGTTTGTTTTGTATAATTACTGCATATTTCCCTAAACCAACATTTATCTTGGGCAAATTTAAATTCTTTTACATCATACATTGTATAACCTCCTCCTTTATATTTTATATATTTTATTTACCTTAATTTGTTAACATAAAAAGATAGCATGATAGTTACCAGCTATCATGCTATGTAAATTGTTAAATTCTATATACAGTAGAATAACAATAATAGATAATACTATTAATGAATTGTATGTATTATATACAATTAATATACATTAATGTTAACTAATGAAGTTTAAATATACTTTCACCATGTGCTCATATAATCTACTCAACGCCATATTATCAGCCACATTATTTTTAGGATATAAATGCTCACTATAACTATCTAAGTCTCTTAAAATATCAACTATGTGAGCATTTTTACATTCATATAAGCCTATTATCTTAAACCAACATTTACAACTGTTCCATGATGTCTCGACTTTATTGTGCACTATTTTTGATTCACAACTAGCAAAAGCATGATTATCTTGATAATATAAGTTATAATCATCGTCAATAAATACTTGTACTTTATAATCTATATCTTTATTAATTGTCGCTATTTTCTTCTTACCTTTTAATTCTTTTGGTTTTTTATCTGTCAATATCTCGATTGTTATTGAATTCATTAATTTCTCATTATACATTTTACTATCTCCTTTATTACAATCTAACTTAAATACCTTAAATCCTATATCAAGATTTTCTATTCCTTCTTTATCTTTGTTTTCTGATACTATCTTGTCTCCAGCTCTTCTTATACGTTCTTTTCCTATTTCACAGATATTTTTGTAACCTGACTTATAAGCATCACTTTTTTCATATGTAAGTTCCGGAAGTTGAACCATAATAAATTTGCGTTTTCCTATATCCTCCATATTTAACTGCATTACTGCATGTGCAGTTGTAGATGCTCCTGAAAAAAAGTCTAGTACTATATCATTCTTATCTGTTGCTAATAATAATTCCTTTTTTATTAATTCTACTGGTTTAGGATAATCAAATAGTGCCTTATCATTAAATAGTTTTTTTAAATTTTGAGCAGCTGATTGTGTATGACCAACTTCTTCATGATACCATAAGCTTATAGGCACTATTCCATTTTGGACTTCACTTAAAAAACGCTTTATTCTTGGAACATTGTCTCCATTTTCTCCAAACCAAATTCTATTATCTTTTATCAAATCATTTAACTTTTCTTCACTTACTCTCCAGCTTCTTCCATTAGGTGGGTATATTTCTCTACCTGATGGCGTTTTAATACCGTAAATGTCTTTTTCTGTAACTCTACTTACAGAAATGTCTCCTGAAGTCCATGGACCTCTAGAGTCATTATCTAAGTTCTTATATCTAGATTTTTGTTCGTCTGTCATCGGTAATAAATTTCTACTAAATAAATCCTTTGATTTCGCATAGCAATATATATTCTCATGATTTAATGAAAAGTATTTTGCATCATTCTGTGGACTAAATTTTTTCTGCCAAATTATCTCTTGTACATAGTTACTTTCACCAAATACCTCATCACAGATTTTTCTAAGATTAGAATTTTCATTATCATCAATACTAATAAATATAACACCATCTTCTCTTAATAAATTTCTTGCCAATTTTAATCGAGGATACATCATATTTAACCAATCAGTATGATATCTACCATTAGTTTCAGGATTAGCTCTTGTTGTTTGATTAGTAATCTCTTTATAATTAGCAATATTATCCCTAAAATTATCATGATATACAAAATCCTTCCCTGTATTATAAGGTGGGTCAATATATATCATCTTCACCTTACCAAAATAACTCTTTTGAAGTAATTTCAATACCTCTAAATTATCCCCCTCTATATAAAGATTTTCTGTATCATCCCAATTCTTGCTACTCTCTTTATCTGGTATTAAAGTTCCTATTGATGGAGTTTGTGCTAATTTATAAGCTAGTTCTTTTCCTTCCCAATTAAATTCATACATAATATAATCTCCTCTACTATTAATTACTTTCTATAAAGTTCTTTATTAATTAATGGTCTTACAGGTTTTATAGGTTGTAAATCTTTTAATATTTTATCTAATCCCTTTGAAGTAAAATGTATATCTTTATGTCTCACTATAAAGATATATCTATAATCATAATTTGTTATTTCTCCATTATACTCTACTACCCAATCATTATCGAATAAATAGCGTTTAATGTCTTTACGTCTTAAACCAGTAGCACTACATACATCATTTATAGTATCGCCTTTTATTTTGTAATTTAATAATTTACTTATTTTTTGTTGGAGTTGTTCTAATTGTTGTGAAGTTGCTCCCTTATCTATATAACCTCCAGTTTTTCTTATTTCTGGTAATACTTCATCCATAACCCATTCTTCAAATTTTTGTGCTGATGGTAATTTAGATTTTATAATTAATCTATAAACATCACCTTCTGGTATAACACTAACTAATTGTTTACCCCCTTTAGTAGGGACGTCCCATTTTAGGACTCCCTTGCAATGGTCACTTATAGCTTTTCTAGGTCTTGCATATCCTAATATAGATGCTACATCATTGGCTACAAAATAAGGTTTGCCGTTAATCGCTATCCCTCTTATTTCTCCAAATTCTTCATTAGTGAATAGTTGTAATTGTGTCATTTTATATACCCCCTTTATTATTAATTTAAATATTATATATTAATGTTGGTAAATTTTGTTAACTTCAATTTATATAAAATAAAAATCCCACCTGATAATTGTCAGGTGGGTGCTTTAATTCTGATATATATTTGTTTCTATACCCATGGTTTTAATCCTTGTATAATTGGAATATATTCTGTTACTCATTAAGCATATTATATAACGGAATACTTACCTTTATAGTTTTAATCCTTGTTTAATTTGAATATGTGCTGTTACTGTAGATGTCATTACAGATACTCTAATAGAACAATGGTAGTTTTAATCCCTGTCATATTCCAATATAACAAAGTTCCTTTTTCAACGAATCCCCTTTTGCCTAAGCTACTTGGGTTGGTATGATTCTCCAAAGGCGTAAATTCGGAGTTAAACCTCCCTACATACCGAACTAATCTTGCTAATGATTATTGTTCAGTTTTATAATTAGCCAAGTTAATTGCAGCATTTAAATCTCTATCAATTACATTACCACACTTAGGACAAATATATGTTCTGTCACTTAATTTCAAGTCCTTCTTAATATATCCACAACTAGAACAAGTCTTACTACTTGGGAAAAATCTATCTGCTTTTACTAATTCAATTCCCTTAAATTTACATTTATATTCTAATTGTCTAGTTATTTCATATAGCCCTTGTTTTCCTATTGCATTAGATAGATGTTTGTTCTTCATCATGCCTTGAATATTTAAGTCTTCTATCACGATTTTAGCTGGATTCATATTGACTATATCCGCAGTCATATTATGATTATAGTTATTTCTGATATTGGCAAGTCTTTTATATATTTTATTTATTTCCTTTTCAAGTTTTATTATATTATTTGTTTTAATATATTGTTTTCCTTGCCTATTTTGTTCATATTTTCTGCTTACTTGTCTTTGTAGCTTTTTAAGTCTTTTTTCTATGCTCTTTACATGAGCTGTTTTATTAATGTTTTTATATTTTTTTCCTGTGCTAAGAATAGCTGTATCTTTTACTCCAAGGTCAATTCCTATTGTTCCATTAAGTTCTGAACTAATATTTTCAGCTTCTTCAACTCCTACTGATATATACCAATTAAGTCCGTCAAAGGTAACTCTTGGGTTGCTATATTTTTTTACTATTGGTACATAATTTTTCCTACTCAATTTCACTATGCCAATTTTTGTTAATCTAACTTGATTTTCGTTAAATCTAATATTGTCATACCTAGGCATAAATGAAGGCGTTGAATGTTTTTTAGATTTAAATTTAGGATAACCAACCTTTTTACCTTTTTTACAACCTCTAAAAAAGTTTTTAAATGATGTACAGGCATCTGTATATGCTCCAACTAATGCTATGCTGTCAACTTCTTTTAGCCAGCTATATTCATCTTGTTTTTTAAGTGCTGTTAGATATTTACTCATGCCCATTGCACTTACAAATTTTTCACCTTGTTCGTATCTTTCCTTTTGAAAATTTAAGCACCAATTATATACAAATCTAGCACAACCTGATGTTTTATATAACATCTCTATTTGTTCTTTTGTTGGCTCTAATCTTACTTTATAACTTTTAATCATCTTGTTTCACCTCCTTTGTTTTCTTATGTATGTTATATACTATTCTATACAAAAAACGTTAACTATTATCAATAATTTAAGCAAAAAAAATACTGAGTTGAAGGGGAAGTTTCAAACTCAGTATCCTAACCAAATAAAATAAATTCAAAAAGGGGACTTACTTTATTACTATAAAGTAGTTACATATATTATATATTATTATACTATAAAAATGTTAACTAATAAAGTAAAAAGTACCTAATAATCATTAGGTACTTAATGG